GTTTTTGATTCAGTGACACCAGCATCTTTCTTGGATTTTTCTGCAATGATCAGCCCAGTGAATGTTGTGATCACATCAGTTCCATTTTCAAGACTTACCTGATACCACACTTTCCCATGTTCAGTGATAGCCTGATTTTCAAGATTAATTGTGACTGTATTTTCAGCAACTGTGATTCCAGTTTCCTGATATACGAATTTCCCAGAAGGCTTTTCTGCATACAATGTTGCACTTGTGCCTGTTGGAACTTCAAAGTCCTTGATCCTGAAAACCAACTGAATCCCGGTGTCATACTGAACAACATCTATCGGTCTTATGTTCCGCTTCCTGACCAGATAGATGTCAGTTTCTTTGATTATCTTCAAGGTTTGCACCACCTTTCTTTACACGAAAAAAGGACTGATCCATCAGCCCTTTGAAATACTTTTATTTAATTTCTATCTTTGAAAAAGTCAGCCCATTCAGGATTTTCTTCATCAAAGATTTCTTTCTGTTTTGGTGTCAACTTGTGTGGATAATCACTAAACATATTGAACACCTCTTTTTTATCAAAAGAAAACAGCCATTCACCGACATTTTCGGGATTATCAACCCACCAGATAGCATCAGATGGGCTGTTTTTATAAAATTTATTTGATTGTGCCATGTTTACCCTTCCTTTGCTCTGATTCTACTGTGTTTATATATCCAAGAATGTCCTGAAATTCTTCACAATCTTTGAAGCTGTCAACTTCAATCATGAAGCTTTCATCATCTATTGAACCCCAAGCTTTCGTTTCTCCAAATCTCCACTTCAATGTGTATCTTGGATTTCCATCAAAGTTTGTCCATCCACTTCGTGTTGCGGATTGAAGTTCTAAGTATTGAAGAACATCATCTTCTGTTCTTCTAACGATTGCCGCATGTCTACCGGAAACAAGATAATATTCTTTGCCTTTTTCAGCTGTTTTCAAAAGCTGATTTCCTGCTGTCACACTGCTTCTTGCTGTTTTGAAATGTGTTTTCAATCCTTTTAGTTCCGATAATTCTCTAAGATAGCCCTTTCTTGAAAAGTAGCTTCTTGATTCACCATCACGAAAATCCAAAACATTATATCCACACTTTTGTCCACAATATGCAAGACCAACACTTGCACATGAACCTTTTGTCTTATCTCCACCTGATAAGGCTGTTATGATTTCATCATCTGTCACAGCTTGCTTGTGTGGCATAACCTGATTATAAGCAACACCATTTTTTTCAAGTCTTTCACTGATTGCATTTGGAACACGTTTTGGTTTCACTGTCATTGTATTCGCATTTTCTGGAAGTTTCAAGTATATCTTTTTGAATTCCTCAAAACTTTCAGCTTTATCAAGACCAAAGAATTCAGCACGTTCTTTCAGTGTTTCCAATTCATCTGCATCCAATGCCCATTTTGCACGCTGAAGCAAAGCACAACGGCAATTGACCACTTCTGAAGCACCACCGGAAGGATCACCCGGAAACATCAATCTGTTGCTGAATGGCTTGTCCAGTTCTCTGATTTCACCATCAACCTTCTGATGTGATAATCTAGTTCTTCCATCAAGTGTTGAATCCCACTGTTTGACTACATCAGCACCTTTGTCTTTTGCCTTGTATAAAGCATCCATTCCAGCCTGAACCTGAATTCTGTGACCTTCTGTTCTTGTGATTCTGACAGCATTATTGAATCCAATGTTGGTATATGAAGCAAGCTGTTGTGCAACCTGTGCATATGTCATTCCAGTGGAAATCCCACGGCTGACCTGTGCTGTGATCTTTCTTTTCAGAAGTGACACATCTTCACCAAGTCTGGAATATAAGCCATTACTGATTTTAGAATCAAGCTGAACCGCCCTGACCATGGATTCTTGATCCATTGGTAAAATCAATGGAATTCCCTGCCCTTGAAGGTCAAACATTGTTCCGAGCCAGCCTTCTTCATAGCATTTATTCAGGTATTCAGAAACAGTTTTGAATTCTTCAACCTGCATATTATCAAGAATGCTTCCAATCTGCTTTTTCAAGGCTTCCTGATATTGTTTCTGATATATCTTTGACTGTTCCATTGATTTCAGCTTTGCCAGTTCATCAGCATCTGATGTCATCCCTTGCAAAGCATCCAGTGAATTTATCTGATCCTGAAGAATCTTTGTTTTCTGGTTGATGTCCTTCAGTGACTGGTTGTAAACAGCTTTCAGTCTTCTGATGACAGCTTCTTCATTATTCAGGAAAGCTTCCTGCACTAATTTCTGCCGCTTATTCATAGAACATCACCGCCTATTCAATCACAGGTTCATCTTCTGGAATAATATTGTTTAATGCACCTTTTGCATCAATCAGATTCTGTTCTTCTTTTCTCTTTTCCAGTTCTTTCTTGATTTCTTCAAAATCAATGTCAAGTTCTTCACAGATAAGCTGAACAGCCTTTTCTTCACCGATCTGTGCCGCAACATTCAGTATTGTGTTGATCACAATCTGTCTTGTTTCAGCTTTGACCTTTTCATTTGTAATGTTTTCAGATTCATTGGTCATGATTTCACGTGTGAATTTATATTCAATATCTGAAATCTGATAATCTTTTTCATTCTGTTCATTGATTTCAGCAAGAACAACTTCAAGAATCTCATTCAGAAGACCTTCCAATCTTGGTTGCAGTTTTGCGGCTTTCAATTCCAGCAATGCATATCTTGAAAGAATGACAATGTTTGTGATATTCCCATCACCAACCCTTGTTGGATCAAATCCCATTCCAAAAGTGTAAATGCCTTCTTTGTCAATTTCCAGCTTCGCTTTTCTTGCTTCATATGGAATTTCAACGGTTCTGACTTCCACATCACCGCCTTCACCAACACCGATCGTCTTGACTGTCTTCAGATTTGTCTGCAATTGTTCCAGATTATCACCTTCAAAACCTTTGACAGCAAAAAGTGGTGTGTCAAAATCCTTCAGGTTGTTTGACAGTGAACACGCATGAAGATCATAATCATCAATCAATCCCTTGATTGGTTTCAAGCCGCTGAACTGTTTCTTGTTGTTGTCCATTCTCCAAAATGGAATATATCCCAAAGATGAACCAAGTTTTTCACCTGTCTTTTCATCCGTATAGACAACATGTGGTCTTGGATTAATCTTTTCAGAAGAATCCTTTTCAATCTTTCCTGATTTGCCGCTCTGAACAAAATAATGAATTTCTTTTTCTGTCCAGACCTGAATCTTTTTGACTTTCTTTCTTCCTTTGTCGATTCGGTCAACATACCAATAAATGATGTATTTGCAACCATCATCTGTGTCCTTTTCTCTGACTTCAACAACGCCCATGTTGTCAGCACATTCAAACACCATTCTGTTCTTTGCACCTTTATAGCCGTACATATATTCAAAGCCTTTGTTATATGTCCCTGTGATCAATTCACTGACTTCTGACCAGAAGTTGCTGTCAAAATACAAATCAAGATGTTCCTGCAATCCTTCAACGCCCTTTTTAGCCCTGATAGGATTTTCTTTGAATGAAAGCATAAATGAAGAAAGCTGATCTGACAGAATCATGAAGAATGGATGACATATCTTGATGTTTGCCCTTGTTGTATCTTCAACCAGTTTTCCATCTGTGTTGAAATAGAACAGTCTATATTTCAAGATATCATGTTCGCCGTTATAGTAATCATCCCCGACTTTTGCCCTTTTCTTTTTGTCTGAAGAAATGTCATCATCTATGAATCTTTTAATCTCTGCAACTGATAACATCCAAAACACCTTTTCCCTTCCTTCGCAAGTGCTTCTGTGGCTTTGAATTTGCCGCCTATTTTCGTTTTTTATTGCACTTGTGAATATTTCCCTTACCTAAACAAAAAAGAAGCCTTAAAACAGGCTTCCTGAAACGCTGTGTGCAGGAATCGAACCTGCAAGCCATTTCTGACTGAAAGATTAGCAATCTTTTGTGATACCATTACACTAACACAGCTTTATAAAAACAGTCCTGCCAGCACCATACATGACCACCAGTTGTGACCATGACTATGAAAGGAGGTAAACGCCAGAAACTGCAATGTCAAACCGTAAACCCATTGCAGAAACACACGCTGGTGCTGTGCACGCTGTCCGAAAATAATCTATTAACATAACCAGCCTTTGTCCCTGATGAATTTTTCCAGTGCATAACGCATTGCATCCATCAAATGATTGAAATCATCTATTGGTTCATTCAGCTTCTTGTTGAACTTGTCAACCTTCCATGTGTAGTTGCTGATTTCTGTCAGGAAGGATGAACATCTTGGATGAATAATGATTTCCAAATCCTGAATCCACTGAATACCATTGTTGATGCTGTCCTTGCCTTTTTTCGCCGCTGTTACTCTCAATCTATAACCTTTTAATTCGTCAATAGATTTTGGTTCAGCACAATCAGCTGTGATGCTTTCCTTTGCATATCCCATGGACTGTATTTCATCAAAAATCTTCTTGTTTGACAGCCCCGGTTTATACATTTCATCCCACACATAAAGCTTTTTGTCTTTGACTGATATGAATCCACAAAACAACGCCGAAGGATCATTTGTATATCCAAAGTCAAGACCAAACGCTGATTTCAGGTCAGGATGCTTTTTCTGGATGTCTTCCAGTGTGAAGAATTCTTCTTTCCAGTTTTCAAAAATAAGGCCGTCAACAATACCCCAACCACCAAGACCTGCAACTGCATATCGTCTTGGATTGTTTTTCTTCATCCTTTCAAAAACAGCAAGGTCAGCTTTGTCCAGCCATTCATTAATCAGATAATTGGTTGTGATTGCAAGGATTTCACCGTCATCAGAAACCGGATTTTTTCTTGTTTTATATGTTGGTCTTCCTTCTGAATCATGCCCAACAATTTCATCAAAGAATCTGTGTTTGATCCAGTGTCTTTCATTCCATGGATTGAAGGTCAGTGTGATCTGCTTCCACAATCCTTCAGGACATTCACCACGGATTGATTCATCAAGCATGTCAAAGTCTTCTTCTTTCAGAACTTCATATGCTTCTTCAATCCACATCCAGCAAAGGCAACCAACATCAACAGTGATGGAAGTGACCTTCAACGGATCATCCAAACCTCTGAAATATATCTTTTGCCCTGTTGGTTTGTACGTGATTTCCAATGGTGATTCTTTGAAGATGAAATGATCTTCAACACCAAGCCGCTTTGCCGCCCATTTCAATTCAGTGAAACAGGAATCTTTCAGTGTTCTGTATGTTTTACGCACAACAAGAACATTTGCTTCAGGATGCTTGATCAGGTTCGTGATATACCAAAAGGCTGTGGTTTTTGATTTCTTGGAAGCACGGCTTCCCTTTACAACTCTATATCTGCCTTTGAAATGCCAAAAAGTTTTATAGCCTTTTCCGACTATTTCAGGAAGCTTGATTTTCTTCTTTCCATCTGTCTTTGCCTTTGGATTGTAGTCTTCAGGATGAAGAATGAACCGCATATATCCAAAGACATGTTGTGAAGATTCTGATGAATTTTTCAATAATGCATTGTATGCCATAGGCTTCACCGCCTAATCTTCCAGATCATCTTCACCACAAATGACAACCGGAACAGCAACATTCACATCAATTTTGTCATTCCACATTCCAAGATGCTGACCTAATTTTTCAAGGGCTTTTGTTTTGTCATAGAATCTCACTTCACGTTCTTCAATGACACTTTTCCCTTTTGTTGTTCGTTTTACCTTCACGGACTGAATACAAGACAAATCTTCTTCTGTGGCATCTGGAAGCACTTCACATGTTTTCAGGTCAATCACTTTTGATGGATTTATAAAGCCGATCTTTGCCAGTTCTAAAACAACCCTGTCCTGATTGACACCTGTTCTTTTGCTTCTTTCAGCCATTTCTTTTGCAATTTTAGACTGAACCTTGACATTCGCCAACAGCCTTGAACCCTGTTGATCTGCTGTCTTTACTGAATAACCTGCCCTGATTGCCGCCTGTGTTGCATTCAGATCAACAAGGTATTCTTCAACAAAGACATCCTGCTTTGATTTATTTGACATCCTGCAACACCACCCTTCTGCACACTAAAAAACCCACCAGACCAATCACAGCCCGGTGGGTTTCAAATTTCAACATCATAATAATAACAGAAGAATTCAGTCACATGTTATACAACCTTATACAAAAAAGTCACATCAATTGCAAAAAAGTCACAACTTTTCACTGTTTAGTCCTTTCTCTTTCATCCAATATCTTTTGAACATGTTTCAAAGCCCTTCCATGAACAGTTGTTGCCCAACTATATGTTTTGTCATATGCATCAGCAACATCTTCAAGCGTGAGATATTGAACATAAACCTTGTGAAGAAGATCATATTCTGTTGTATTCAGCTGTTCAATAACATTGATTACATCCTTTTTTGTATCAATCAGCCTGTCAATGCACTGATTGATTTCTGATTCAATGTCAACATATCTATCAATAGCATCAGCCATTTTCTGTTGGTTTCCTGATGACTGCACTTTTTCCATATTATGAAGAACACCATTGATCTTTACAGATTGACTGCTTGATGTTGTCCCCACAGCAATTGAACGCCACTGTGCCTTTTCAAGTATTTTGTTTTCAATCATTTTGTCCAGCTTCTTCAATTGTTTCAGGAAATTCTTTGCATTCATCATCAACCACCACGCTTTCTGCTTATATGAATATTTCTGACCCTATGCATTCTATTACGCTTTGCAGGTCTATATATACCACTCTTCACACAATCAAAAGGACTGCAACCTCTCATTCTTCCTGTCAGATGGATGAAATCACACATTCCAGTTGTTGCCATATCACTTGAACCTCTTGAAAAGTAATAGCATTTTGAACACTGTGTTTTTTTCAATTTATATATTTCAGTGGCGGTCTTTTCTGCAAATTCTGCCGCATATTCAAGGATATTTTCTTTCATGCAATCACCTTCCTTCTGATGTGTATTTGTCCTTTGTGCAAAACAAGCCTGTCACCTTTTGCAAGATCATAATCCTTTTCAGTTCCCCTGAATTCATATCCAACAGAACCATCCATTCTTTTGAAAGGTGTTATTTTGTTTTTACACCATAAAGGAACATCTTTTGAACCTATGATGTATTGTTTGGCTTTCAATCAGATGTCACCTTCTGCCCTGTGAAGTGATTTTTCCGCTTCAAATCCTTCAGGGAATCTTGCTTTCAGCTTATCAATATTCATCTGCATGATGCCTTCCAGCTTCCAACCAAATGCAGTGCAATATTCAGCAATAAACCAAAGAAGATCACCAACTTCTTTTTTCAGGTGTTCATCCACCACTTCATGTCCCTGATATATTTTTTGATATATCCCATGAATTTCACCGATTTCAGAAACCATTCCATGAAGTGCATGGTGTTCTTTCTGAATCATACTTAAATCATGATTGATAGTTCTTGCCGCAAGAACCTGATATTCATTTCCTGTCATGTTGTTTCCCCTTTATTCTCCAATCATTTCACCAGTTCCACCACCAAGCTTGTTTCTGTGCATTGGTTTAATCTTTAATTTACTGCAAAGAAAGTTCAATGCACTCTGTGCACCCCAGTCCATCAATAATGCATCAGGGCTTGATGAAGTTTTATTGTGTTCGTTATAAATTTTCGCAATTTCTTTTGCTACTTTCTTTTTACTGATAAATCCAAAATTGCTCATGTTGTTTCCCTTTCTTATTCAATCCATCTAAGTTTCATTTCAACGCCAATTTCTTCTTTTATGCCTTCAATGTAATCCTTCCATGTTGCCATATCATCCACCAAATACCCAGCGGCTTCATCCATTTTGTCCACCCACCTTTGACATCTGGTTTCACCGAATCCATAAAGGTCATGTAATGCCGCCACACCAAGAACAGTGAATACATCCATGGTCATTTCTTTGATTGTCTGACATGCTTTGTCAAGGTCTTTGCATGCCAAGGAAGTGTGAATTCCAGTGCAACCACGGAATTTGATTTCACGTTCTAATGCTTCCACGCCGCCTTCTCTTACAATTTTCTGTGCAAGAAGCAAGCCATCTTCTCTTCCTCTTTCATATTCACGCATTTTATTCATATCTATTTACCTATGAATCTTTCAAGCATCTGTTCATAAAGATGTTTATATGTATCTCTTTCAGTCATCAGCTTGACAACTTCAGCTGGATCATTGGCAGGTTCTGCATTTCTCAATCTTTCATTTTCTGCAAGAAGTCTTTCAACATGTTCATGTCCCTCAACAATCTGTCTATTTGCTTCTTCCAGCTTTCCTTCAAGTTCACGCATCAGACAATATGTTGTGTCCTCAAAAGCATCATTGCTTGCAGTTGCTTTTATATCAAGTGCTTCCATGATTCCGGCTTCAACTTCCTGCATTTCTCTTTCAGTTGCTGTTCTGACATAGCAACCAAATCTGTCACTGTAACCATAGGAAACCATGCAACAATCAGCATACATCTGTTTCTTACAGACAACAGGTGCATTGATTCTTCCTTTTGGTTCGTTTGATAATACAATTATGCTTAAAAATCTGTCAGATTTTCTTTCATCAGATGAAATGACAAGAACATATTTCAATTCACCATTCTGCATGTTATATTCAAAGATTTCACCACGTTTCATTTCCATTGTTCCTTCTCCTTTTATTAAATTTGTCATTGCTTTATATGCTGTCGGATCATAATATCCAGAACCATTTCTTTTCAATTCATAATCCATATTTATTCTTCTTTCCTTTCACCGGGCATTGTTTACACAACGCCCAGCCTTTTCTTTAATTCTTCAACCTTTTCCTGAATTTCTGGATTTTCACCTGCTGTTGGTGGTGGATTCTTTTCATTCAGCAACATACGTTCATAAGCTTCAAAATCATAATCACGCTGTTGGAAGTTGTTAAATTTATTTTTGCTTGCTACTTTCTGGATTTTCGGATTTTCCGCATCTTTCCTTGCCCAATTCCTGATTGTGGCATAATGGCTTTTATACTTCTTTCCAGTTGAAGCAACATAGGATGATAGTCTTTCAATCCTGTCCTTCCAGTCTGGATATTCTTCTTGAATCTTTTCAAGTTCTGAATCTGTCAGAAGTACATTTTTATATTCACCATATTTATGCTTGATAGGTTTGGGTGGTTTTTTCGGTTCGTCAGAATCCGAAAAATCATAAAGAATATCATTCTCTATACTTACCTTACCTATACTATCCTTACCTATACTATCCTGTGTTGCCAAATGGTTGCCGGTTTGGTTGCCATTTGGTTGCCATGTGGTTGCCATTGGGATTTCAACAGGTTTTTCAGTGTATGATCCATTGTCTTTGATCACCAATCTTTCCATTTCATCAGCATACTGTGTCGGGCTGTATCTGTCTTTTCTCAAAAGATTGTGCATTCTCCAATGCTTTATGACAATAACACCAGTTTCAAATGCCAGAACAAACCTTTTTGCAATCAGCAACTTCAGATCATCTTCAGATGCACCTATCATTCTTTGAATCTTCTTTGGATTGTTCAGAAATCCATCATCATCCGCTCGCATGTTCAAATGAAAATACAAAGATTGTGTTGACAGCGGCATGTCAAGGAAAGCATCACTGTCTATTATTTTCTTTGTAAACATCCTTCTTTCTGCCATTACACAGTCACCTTTCTTGCATAATCCCTGAAGACTTCTTCATTCAACATCCGCTGTCCTTCAACAGTGCTGTTTCCAGCTAATTCAGGATAGGATGCTTGAAGTTTCTGTCTGGTTCTTCTGACAGTTTCAAAAGATGGAAGATTATAATTCTTTCTATTCATCAGCACTGTCTGAATTGGAAGATTTGAACTTCCCGGATAAATGCATTCACAAACTTTCAGATATAAGACATCATCACTGTTTCTGGATTCTGGTGATTGCTGAAGAATATTTTTGACAATTTCATTTGTCCTCTTCAATTCTTTTGATTTGCTTCTTTTCATTTCTATCATCCTTCCAGAATAATTTTTGACCGCATTCATCACAATATTGCTGATTATCCTGCACAAGATTTTCGCACACAGGACATTTGAAATAATCACCATCAAAATGAAGGATTGTTGTTTCTGCTTCTTTCCCTTCATTCAGTGTCATTCCGGCTTCAAACTCCCTGAAGATTGTCATCCAGTCATCCAAGGTCATTGTCACAAGTATTTCATGATTGTTTTTCTTATGGAATACAGCCGGAAGCTTTCCTTCACCACCAGCTTCAGCATCCCTTTTTGCCTGATCCATCCAGTCATACAGATACATCTTTTCCTGATGCTTTGCTTCCACATGTATGAAGGGAAGACCAACCACATCAGATGCATCACCTGTGTTTCCACAATATTGTGCCGTTCTTCTTGAATCTGAATATCCATAATCACGAAACTTTGAAGCAAGCTGTCTTTCGAATCTCGCACCCTTTTGTTTGCTATTTACTGCCATATTCACACCGCCTAGTTAAAAGGTAATTCGTCCATATCTGCCGGAATATCCATGAAACTATCACCAGCTGAAGAAGGTGTTGGTGCTGTCTGCTGCTGTCCTGCGCTGGATGATTTGCTTTCTGCGAATTCCTGATCTTCAACAACCACATCCGTTGTATATGCCTTCTGCCCGTCCCTGTTTGTATAACTTCCGGTCTGGATTCTTCCGGTAACTACAAGTTTTATTCCCTGGCGAAGATACTTTTCTGCAAATTCTGCAGCCTTACCAAATGCAACACAGCTTATAAAATCTGCATTTGCTTCACCATCACGCTTTATTCTTCTATCAACTGCAAGGGTATATCTTGCAATAGCCATTGCATTCTGCCCTTGTGACCATCTAACTTCTGGGTCACGGGTCAATCTGCCCATTAAAATCACTTTGTTCATAACTTCACATCCTATTCTGTAACTTCTGCAAATTCGCCATTTTTAAGGCTGTACCATGTATCAGGTTTGATTGTTTCGCCATCTACAACAGTAACTTTCCATTCTTTAATATCATAAGAAGAACTTTCTTCTTCACAGATCACCAAGATTGCACCCATACCGCCTTTTACTTTTACGTTGTTTCCCCTTGCCACCGAAAGCCCGTTTTTACCTGTCGCAGATTTTCCTCTGCTTGTGGCTGCACCTTTGTCCCCGGCTGTGGCTGCACCTTTGTCCCCGGCTGTGGCTGCACCTTTGTACCCGGCTGTGGCTGCACCTTTGTACCCGGCTGTGGCTGCACCAGAGTCCCCGGCTGTGGCTGCACCA